TCCACCATGAGCGGCAATATTACGGGCAACACTTGCGCATTGCATAAAATTTTCTACATATTCGCGGGGGAGGCCGTAAAACTCTTTTGCTATCCGCCTTCTATCCACTGAAAGCATATTTTTATAAAACTTTGATAACGCCCCAAAAGTTGTTTCTTCCACCACTACCCACACGGGATATATTCCCTGCCGTTGTTCCCGGTGGTGGATCACAAAGACATCAGAGGAACGCTTTATTGCTGAAAACAACTCATTTAAAAATGCAGAGTGCAGGAGTTCATCTTCGAAATGTTGATTGTTCAGATATCCCAGGGGCCCATACTCTTTGGCGTGATAGTAAGAAATATACGCTCTGGCAGAAGTTTCAGCAATAGAACTGAATTCCAACACGATTTTTCGCACTTCGGCATCAAAATCATATAACTCTACAATATCTTCAATAGACACATGGGGATAGAATGTATCGTTTTTCCTAAGAGTTAACGAGTATGCACTTAAGCGGTAGTAATTCATCCTTTTCAGGATAACCCTTGCGGTGTCCTCATTCGCTATAATCAGGCCGCGCTGCCGAAGGAGCGCGATTTGCTCATCATAGCTTTTGAAGGGTTTTGCCCCATTTATGGTAGGCACAATGACGACCTCCTAAAAAACAAAACACCCGCCATGTTACGCATAAGTGCAAACGCACCCAGAGGCTCGACGGGTTTCATTACTCTTATTATATGCCCGTCTCGTAAAAGAATCAACTTCTTGAAGTGTGAAATTTTTGGAAAAATGAGAAGTATGATTTATTTTTTGCCATTTTCAGAGCCTTAAACGCTGTTTTCAACGTTTTTCTCGTCCTTAAACGATATTTTCTCCATTTTAAACGATTTGTAAACGGTTTGTCCTGTTCTAATAGCTGCCCCCCTTTGGGCAGCTGCGGAGGGTGAAGCCCTGCTGAGACAGGGCATCGAGAACATCCGGGGATATTTGTGTGGAGGGCAGATAGGTAAGGGGGATACACTGTGCCGCGTCATCTACGCGGATCAGGCTTTTTTCGGAAGCAAGGATAAAATATGTGCGTTCTCCCCTCTCATCTATATGCAGAAGGCGAGTGGCAAAGCGGAAATTTTTCCCTAGTGCTCGGACAATATCAGATGTTATCATATAGAAATACTCCTTACTGCGGGCCGCCCTTGGGCTTGCCTTTCATGGCTGCTATGATGCTGAGCATCTGCTGTGCTGCGCTTTCTGTGATGTCGTTTTCGATGTCGATATACTGCGACAATTCGAGGCGGGTAGCCTCTGTAAGCGGGTCTGCCTCCAGCGCTTCCTGTGTTTCCCGCGCGCGGCGGCGCTTCTTCAGTTCCCAAGAGAAATTGACGCCCTGCGCCTGCGTGTAATAATCCAGCATTTCCTGTATATAGGCGGGGCGGACGCCAAGCTGCTCGGCCAGCTGCCAGCTTTCGGTATAGCCCTGTTCCATAAGGCTTAAAAGCTTTTCGACGGAAAAATACTTCTTGATGCCATGGCGCGCGGCAAGATTTTCCTGATGCTGGCGCACGGTGTAGGGGCTGTCCAGCTGATAAAAGGTATTGGTAGCAAAGTGACCTTCCTCGTGGATGAGGATTTCCCGTTCCTGCTCCACACTGGATATTTTAGATGGATTCATGCCCAGATAGCCCGCGGGCTCGGCCACGGCGCTGAACTGGGAAAGCGGGCAGTCGAACACTTCCACGCCCATTTCCTCCAGATTTTCATACAGCACATTGATATCAACAGCTGCACTCATTTTTCGCTCTGCTCCTTTTCTTTTTTCTTTCGTTTACGCTCGGCAACCATTTCCATGAACATTTTAATGTCGTCAATGTCATCCTGTGTGAACTCTTTTTTTACCTCGCCGTAGGCGGCAAAAAGCTGGTTGGCGAAGGGGTCGGCTTCCAAAGTGGATGTAAATTCATTTGGTTGATGGTCATCTTCAATAAAGTAAGATTTAGGCAAACTAAAATAATTGGCTAAGCGTTCTATTTTATCCATGCGAGGCATGTTGGTGCCTTTGCTCCATGTTGACACAGTGGATGTGGACGCGCCACAAATTGCCGCAACTTCCTTCTGTGTGATATGCTGTTCGGCCAATAGACGGTTGAACTTTTTTTGAAAGATTTTTTTGCTTTCTGCCTCAGACATTTTATTCACCCTTATCCTTTCCTTAGCCTAAGAATACAATAAAAATGGACAAAAAAGCAATATTTTTTTGAAAAAATCCAATTTAATTATTGACAATCCATTTTAACTGGATTAAAATAAAAACAAACCAAGGGAAAGGAGGCGTAGCTGTGATGCAGATTTCTTTGAAAGCGGCCAGAGTAAATGCTCATCTGTTACAACGGGAAGCCGCAGAGAAAATTGGTGTGAATACATCAACTTTAGTGAGCTGGGAAAACGGAAAAACGGCCCCTAAAGCGCCACTACTAAAAAAATTGTGCGAGATATATGGCGTCTCTATCAACGAAATTTTTTTGAAAGAAAAATCCAGTTAAAATGAATTTCAGGGTACTTGTATACGAAATTCGACTGTATGCCACAAGTATTAAGTTGTGTGGGAGCTCGTCTCAATTTGGGACGAGCTCGAAGCAGAGTAACCATCGGAAATTTTTCCCAGTGAGCAAAGAATAACATGTGAAAAGTCCTATAAATTGGACTTCTAAAGAAAGCGAGGTGAAAAGATATGACCTTACGGCAACTGGAAAAAAGCATCCCCGCCATTCGGCGGCAGCTGAACAGCGGGGAAAAGAAAATTGTAATCATCGATGGCCCGGCAGGGCCGACAGGGAAAACCACAGCGATGCACGCACTGCAGGATGCCGGCATTCCAGCCTATGAGGAATATCAGGTTCTGCATATCACTGTTGGGCCTTCTTCGCCTTAAATACAGGCGATTGTTCCGAGACATTGAATACCCAATTTTGCGTCTTCTTGTTGCGGACCTTATACCCCGCCTGTAACATAGCACCCTTAAACTCACCATTGGTGAAGTAGGAATCTTTATCACTCTCAAACGTCACTAGATGTTTCAAGCCATAGGACGTATGCCGGGCATTAAAGGTTGCTATCGGACGCAGGTTACGGTCAATCCAGTCCAAAAGATCGCGCTGACGCTGCGAAGGCAACTGTTCAAACTCATGATAATCATCACCATTACACATGTCCTCTCACCTCCTCCCTTTTCTCTTTTCCTCATTTTATCATGGGGGGATGGGGCTGACAACCACAGAAGGCGGGATGAGTTACCCAATTCAAAGCTGGTCTCACTGTTCTTTCTGCGCTTCATGCGCAGGGGTATCCCTATCTGCCGATAATCAGTTTTTCTTCCGCATGATGTAATGCGCCGTATTGGGGCTACCGACCCAATACGACCAACAAATCAGCTTGTAACCTTTTTTCATTAGCTGTTGGGCATTGTGAAGAGATTTCACAGTGACTTCCTTCAAGGCAACACCCCCTTTCCGTCACGGAAGAAGGCATCTCCTGCGCATGAAGTGCAGAAAGAACTATGGACAATAAGCAAGGATGTAACCAATCCCGCGCGCAGTCTCGAAGCAGGCAATACCTGTTACAGCATACCCTTCCGAGATGTATTTTACGGCTTCGGGCCATGAAGCGGCTGCCTGCAAAGCCATTTTATTACAGCTTTTGCCCATAAACAAGCGTCAAAGCAGAAAGCGAGGCGAGCCATATGATGACGCCCCAGAATGTGGTGAACACATATGAAAGTTTATTTCGCGTATTGCGCATGAGAGAGGAGTTTTTCGGCATGGAATTCAAATTGCTGAGTGTTCAACCCAAGCCGAAAAAAGCCCCAAAACAGGACGAGCGCCCGGATGCTGCAACATCCGAGCGCCCCTGTGAGGATGTCAAAACAAACCAAACGCTTTGACATCCTCATTTTACCGCAATGGATAAGGGCCCGTCAAGCGGGCCGGAAAGTGAGGACGAAAAATGTATACATATTTTGCCTGTATGGCACTGGGCTTTGCCCTGGGCGTGCTATTCGCGGCGGCGGGCATTTGGAGCGACCAGCGGAAAGGGGGCGGCGGCAGATGAGTGAATATATCTCGGTGCTGCGCCGCCAGCCGGAGGACATCCGTGCGGGCGCCGCGCCTTTCGCGGTGTATGTGGACGGGGAGCTTTGGTGCGAATGCGAGGATTATTTCAGCGTGGCGGAAAAACTGGCCGCCCTGCTGCCGGAGAGGAGGCGCTGCGGATGAAGGCCATTGTGATAGACCCCGGCGCGGAGCCGGTGGTGAAAACGGTGCCGGAAACACTGCAGGCGCTGGGCTCCATGTGCGGCGGGACGCTGACGCTGCTGCGCTTTCCGCTGGACGCGGCGGGCCTGCTGTACATGGAGGGCGCGCACATCCGCGGGCTGGAGCAGAACCGGCAGTTCCGCGGACAGTGGTATTACGGCCGCCTGCTGATTGTGGGCGTGGCGCCATATGGCGCGCGCTTCCGCAGCCTGACACCGGAACAGATTGCCATGTATACGGCGAAGTGGCGCGAGGCCGTTGTACCGTATGAGAAAGTGAGGTGGCCGGGGTGACAAAACAGAATGGCCGTTGCCCACTCCAACAGGAATGTGAACGTATCTGCAAGGTAGTTGGGCATGAGCGGCATTGCGATTATTATGTCAACAACCGCCATGGAACATCGGGTATTCCTGATCAAGACAAAATACTGGACGAGGAAGATGCCAGAAAAACACGGGAATGGGAAGAAAAATATTTCGCTGTGCTTGATGAGGATGAAGAGACGGACGGCACAGAGCCGACGGGTGACAGTAAGAGAATGGAACCCGCCGCAGCCGTCTGCGAGGCGGAGACGAGTGGCGGCGGCATCAAAGCTGCTTTACCTGCACCCTTTGACTACTCCGGGCTGGACGTGCAGACGGTAGAGGTTCTGCATCTAGCCGAAAGGGAGATTCGCGAGGCACGGCAGGTGTATATTTGCCGAATGTCTGCTGCGGTGGCGGCGGCGCACGAAGCCGTTGTCGCAAATTGCGACAACGGTGAGAATGGGAAGTTCGCTTCACATGAAAACACCTTCTTGGCGTGGTGTACCAGTGTGGGTTTGAAAAGGGATGCGGCTTACCGCCTGCTTCAAGTCAACGCCCTACTGACCGGCGCAACGCCTGAAGAGCAGGCCACGCTGGAGGCTGCGAGCCCCTCTCTTTTGTACGCCGCCGCCAGGCCCTCGGCCCCTGCCGAGCTGGTGCAGGGCGTAAAGGCCGGCGACATCACCACACACAAGCAATATCAGGAGCTGCTGGCCGAAATTCGCACCCGCGATGCCAAAATCAGCGAGTTGACCGAGGCCAGCGAGGCCTCCGACCGGCGTGCCGATGCAGCGGAGCGGCGGGCCCGAGAGGCGGAGGCGCAGCGTACCGCCGTGCTGGACAAGCAGGGCGAATATATTACGCGCATCCATGCCCTGGAAAGCCGCCCGCTGGAGGTGGCCGTGCAGGAGCCGGACCCCGCAGAAGTGGAGCGCATGGCAGAGGAAAAGGCCATGGCCATGACGGCCGAGCTTCGCGGGCAGCTGAAAACAGCGGAAGGCAATATCCAGAGAATGAAGAGCATCCGCGACAGCCTGCAGAGCCAGTTGGAAGACTGGCGGCAGGCTGCTTCCCACCAAGCCACCGCCTTGACGGCAGAAAACGTGCTGCCTATGGCGCAGGACCTTGCAGGGAATATCAAATCACTATACAACACGTTTCTGCTGGCGGCCCATGGCCTGCACGGCGAAGACTACCGCCGCTGTGCCGCGCCGCTGGCACAGGCGCTGGAGGAGGCGCTGGGCGGCCTGCGCGCAAATACAGCGCAATACACGGCAAACCGATATGAGGAGGATGAGGACTTTGAATGAAAAGATATTGGCGGCCCTGATGAAGGCAGCTTACAAAGGCGGCGGCCTGAAGGTGTGGCGGCTGGAATGGCATGTGACGGACTGCCTGATGCTTTCTTCCGGCTTTTGGGCCGTTTTGATGGCCATGGACGACATGCCCGGCAAGGCGCTGGGCCTTCTGGCAGAATGGATGCGGCATCTGCCGCTGATGAACGAAGCCTATCTGCTGCAGCACAAGCAGGAGCCGGAGGAGTTGAACGTGCAGCACGAGGGCATGCGCACGCTGCTGGAAAAGGAAGAGGACGGCGCATTTTGCGTGGATGTGAAGCTGACGCCCTTCTGGGTAGGCGAGAAGCGCGCGGCCCAGCGGCGCGATAACCGCCGGATGGTGTTCTTCACAAGCGAGCTGATAGAACTGGCCGCTGCCTTCCCACAGACGGGCGCCGTGCAGCAGGACGGCGGGCTGGCCCGGTGGTACCACCCCGAAAAAGGCATCTGGGTATGGCTTGCCGCCCGCCGGGATGTGGAGCCGGAACGCGCCGCTGTGCTGGAGAGGTACGACTGCTGGGGAGGTGGCGGCCATGGTGGCACAGTGGCAGGCAGAGCTTGACCGGCTGGCGGACAGGGACAAGCTGGAGCAAAAGCTGGCTGCGGCCATACAGGCGGGCACGCCGCAGCGGCTGGAGGCCAGCATGTTGTGGAACGCGGCGGCATTGGAGGAAAAGCTGGGTGCCCTGCAGAAGCACATTGCCCATCTGCTGTTGGACGGGCACACCTCCGAGGAGGCGATGCGCGCGGAATACGGCCATGTGCTGACGGCCCTGCCGGTTTTTCTGGCGGACCTGTGCATTCTGGCAAAGCTGACGGGCTGGGCAAGGCCCGGCGATATCCTCACGCAATGCGCCCACACCTTCGAATTCAGCATTGACCTTCTTTTGAAACAGGGAAAGGAGAATGGAGCATGAGCAATTTATTCGCGCCGGTGCAGCGCCAGAAAATGAAGCTGCGCATGGCGCTGACAGGCGTATCGGGCGGCGGGAAGACGCTGGGGGCCCTGTACCTCGCCTACGGCCTGACGGACGACTGGGGCAAGGTGGCGCTCATCGACACAGAGCGCGAGCGCGGCCGCGCCTATGCCAGCCGCAGCGACCTGCCCACCCCTACGGGTGAATATCTGTATGCCGGGCTGTATGCGCCGTACAGCCCGGAACGGTATAAGGAATATGTGCGGCAGGCCGCCGAGGCCGTGGGGCCGGACGGCGTGGTGATTGTGGACAGCCTGAGCCACGCATGGAACAACGAGGGCGGCGTGCTGGAAATAAAGGACCGCATTGCGGCGCAGGCCGGAAAAAACAGCTACACCGCGTGGAACGAGGCCGGGCGGGAGCAAAACAGCCTCATCAATTACATTCTGGGCGTGGACTGCCACACCATCGTCACCATGCGCAGCAAGATGGAATATGCCATGGAGTTGAACGAGCGCGGCAGGCAGCAGCCTGTGAAGATAGGCCTTGCGCCGGTGCAGCGCGACGATACCGAATACGAGTTCGACATTGTGATGAACATCGGGCGGGACCATATAGCGACTACCAGCAAGGATGTCACCTTTCTGGACGGCTTTGGGGCGGTGATTACGCCGGAGCTTGGCAGGCAGCTGCGCGCATGGCTGGCCGACGGGAAGGAGCCGGAGCGCTGGTTCTGCGCCGATTGCGGCGCGCGCATCCGGGACAGCGCCAGGGGCACCGCACGGGCCCGCGCCGCGGCCACGCAGGAACACTTTGGCCGCGCGCTGTGCGAGGCCTGTACAAAACAGGCCCTGCGCGAAGAACGAGCCGCGCAGGCCCGGAAGGAGGCGAACGGCAATGATACCGGCCAGCCGCCGCAGGGCTGAGAAGAACCGCTTGCAGCAGGCGCGGCAGCGCCGCGGGCTGGATTGGGAAAAGGCGCTGGCCGCGGACCTGAATGAAGAGGGCTGGGCCCGGTGCTGGCCCGCAGGCTGGGGCGGGCAGCCGTGGGACATCTCCGCCGTGCTGGAGGGGTACGCCTATGCCATCGAGTGCAAGCATATCGCCCGCGGGAACCTGGGCTACTCGGCATTCACCGTAAACGAGATAGAAAACCTGTCCAGACATGAGGACGCCGGGGGCATCAGCGTGGTGGCCGTGCTGCGGGACGAGCCGGAAACCATGCGCTTTGTGCCATGGTTTGCCATTCGGGACGCCGTGCTGGGCGGAGGCCGAGGAAGCGTGAAGCTGGAGGAATACCCCGAAACGCTGAACGGCACATGGGAGGTGCCGCACCCATGATGATGACACTGGACGGCGAGTGCCGGCTGGCAGATGTGCCGCGTGAGCTGTACGAGCGCTTGACGCGGGAGCTGACGGTGCTGAACCCGGCATGGCAGACGGCGCTGCGCCTGGGCCGCCCTACCTACGGCATCAAGAAGCACCTGCTGTTGTACCGCGTGGAAAACAGCGAGCTTATCTTGCCCCGCGGCATGGCCATGCAGGTGTGGGCCCGCAAGCCCCGGGGCGCCGTGAGCAAAGACCTCACCCACACCTGCGCGCCGGTGGAGTTTGCGCATTGCGCTATCCGTCTGCGGGACTATCAGTCGCAGGTGGCGCGGGATGTACTGGGCAGCCGGGTGCCGCAGGGAGTGATTTGCATGCCCTGCGGCGCAGGCAAGACGGAAACAGGATTGTACATTCTGGCGCAGCTGCACCAGCCCGCGTTGTGGATTACCCACACGAAAGACCTGCTGGATCAGACTGTGCAGCGCGCCCGGGCACGCCTGGGCCTTGAAGGGCCGGAGCTGGGGGTATTAAGCGGTGATGAACGCCGCCCGGGTACACATCTCACTGTGGCCACGGTGCAAACACTGTACCGCATGGAAATGGACGGCCTCGCCCACCTGTTCGGCGCCGTTATTGTGGACGAGTGCCACCGCGTAGTGAATAACCCGGAAAAGGCCAGCATGTTCGCCGCTGTTTTGGCCCACCTGCCCGCAAAATACCGCTATGGCCTGACGGCCTCCGAGCACCGGGCCGACGGGCTGGAGGCAACCATCTATCAGGTGCTGGGGCAGCGCATCAGCGGCGTGGAGCAGGCGGCGCTGGAGGCCGCTGGCAATGTCGTGACGCCCGCTGTGCAGCCCGTGCAAACCGCGTTTTGTTACACGCCTGCCCCGCGGGAAGAGCGCACAGATATCCAGCGGCTGCTTCAGCGCATGGCGGCAGACGACAGCCGCGCACTGCTGATATACAGCTATCTGGAGCATGAGCTGCTGGACGGGCACGCCTGCCTTGTGCTGGCTCAGAGCCTGGCCATACTGGAAAGGCTGTTTGCGCTGGCGCAGCGCGCAGGGCACCCCGCGGCCTATATCAGTGGGGCGAGCAAAAAAGCAGACCGCGCCGCGGCCATCGCAGGCATGCGCGCGGGCACGCTACGCTGCCTGTTCGCCACCTATCAGCTGGCAAAGGAGGGGCTGGACATCCCCCGCGCGGACAGGCTGTTTCTGGCCAGTCCCGTGCGGGACAGCGTTATCGTACAGCAAAGCGCCGGACGTATCATGCGCCCGGCGACGGGCAAGGCCGATGCCCTGATATACGATTTTGTGGACAGGGCCGTGCCCGTCTGCCGCAGCCAACACACCGCGCGGCGCAGAGTGTACCGCGCACTTAAATGCAGTATTCGCCCGGATTTTAACATAAAAGAAAAGGAGTAAGAGCAATGAGCATTTTTGACACACTGAAAGCAATGAACGAGCAGTACAAGGCCACCCCGGCGGCGCCGGACAACGCGCGCATCCCGGACGGCAAGTATCGCGCCATCTGTAAGGAAGCCCGCCTGATAGAACCGTCAGAGACAAAGCCCATGCGGCTTTCCTGCAGCTTCATCATCATGGAGGGCGATTACGCGGGCCGCATGCTGTTCATCAGCCAGCGCATTGTGGCCGAGCAGACGGCCTTCTCGTACCTGAAGAGTTTCATCGCGCAGATGCAGGTGCCCGTTACTGACTTGTACCAGCTGGAAGCGGCCCTGCCGGAATTTACCGGCCGCATCATTACCGCCAGCGTAGTGACGAGCAAGGCCGACGCCCGTTACCAGAACGTCTATGTGGACGAGTACATCGGGAAGGGCGACATCACGCCCTACCTGAAGCGCGATGCGCAGCCAAAGCCCTTCGGGCCGGCCGCAATAAACGGGTTCCAGCCGGTAGACATTGACAACGACGATCTGCCGTTCAATTAAAAAATAAGGAGCGCACCCATGCTGAAACCGGAAAATATCCCAGACGAATTGAAAACACTGCCGCGCTGGGTGTGCTACCGCCTGCCCGATAAAACACCCCTGAACCCGCGCACCGGCGGAAATGCGGGAAGCACGCTGCCGGGCACCTGGGCCGATTACGAAACAGCAGCCGAGGCGGTGACACGCCTCGGCTGCACGGGCATCGGGTTCGTGCTGGGCGGTGGCATTGTGGGCATCGACGTAGACCACTGTATAGACGGCACTACCGGCGAGCTGAACGAGGTGGCGGCGGCCGTGCTTGCGGCCACAAAAAGCTATGCGGAGCTTTCGCCGTCCGGCACCGGCCTGCATATTCTGTGCAGGGGCAACAAGCCCGGCGCCGCGTGCAAAAACACAGCAGCGGGGTTTGAAATGTATGCGGAGGGCCGGTATTTTACCGTGACGGGAAATGTGCCCGGCGAGGCGAGGCCCTTCTGCGAGGACCAGGCCGCGCTGGACGCTTTGTACAGGAAATATCTGAAAAAGGAGACCGGGGCGCCGTCTGTGCAGCGCAGCCTGCCCGCGCCGCCGGCGCTGGAGGACGCCGAGCTCGTGCGCCGCGCTGCGGCAGGCAGGGACGGCGCGCGCTTTGAGGCCCTGATGGCGGGTAGCTGGCAGGGCTACTACAAGAGCCAGAGTGAGGCTGACCTCGGCCTGTGCAACCTGCTGGCCTTCTGGTTCGGGGCTGACGCTGCCCGCATGGACAGGGTGTTCCGCACCTCCGGCCTGATGCGCAAAAAGTGGAACGAAAAGCACGGGAAAGAGACCTATGGGCAAATGACCATCGGCAAGGCGGTGGCAGACTGCCGCGAGGTATATTCCCCACCGCAGCCGGACGCCGCGGGGATGGACGCCTTTTTCGCGCCGGGGGGCGCCGCACCGGCGGGGCGGCACAAGCGTTATACACAGGACGACACAGGCAACGCACTGCGGTTTGCCGATGCTTACGGCGAGCGAGTGCGCTACAGCCACACGGACAAATGCTGGTTTGTATGGAATGGCGCGTGTTGGCAGAGGGATGAAACCGATATTGTCAAGCGGCTGGCGGATGCCCTGCTGGACGGCATGGAAAAGGAGCTGTTCGGCCTGCATGACGAGGATACCGTCAAGGCCTTCAAGGCGCATCTGCGCCGCAGCCGGTCCAGCCGGGGCAAGGAGGCCATGCTGAAGGAGGCGCAGCATCTGGACGGCATCCCCGTGACGCCGAACATGTTCGACCGCCACAAGGGCCTTTTGAACGTGGCAAACGGCACGGTACGGCTGCGCACCGGCGAGGTGCAGGAGCACCGCCGCGAGGATTACCTGACGCGCATTGCCCCGGTGGAATACAGCGCCGGGACCGCCTGCCCGATGTGGGAAAAGTTTATCGGAGAAATCACCGGCGGCGACGCCCAGCTTGCACATTATTTGCAGGTGATGGTGGGCTATATGCTGTCGGGTTCGACGCAGGAGCAGTGCGTCTTCTTCCTCTATGGGGACGGGGCCAACGGCAAAAGCACCTTTCTGGACACGCTAGCCGCCATGCTGGGCGATTATGCCATGAACGCCCAGGCAGAGACGCTGATGGAGAAAAACCGCAGCCAGGGCGGGGCACGCAGCGACATCGCCCGCCTGAAGGGCGCGCGTCTGGTGACCACCAGCGAGACGGACGAGGGCGTGTTCCTGAACGAAAGCCTTATCAAACAGCTGACAGGCGGCGACGCCATCACGGCGCGCTTTTTATACGGCAAGGAGTTCGAGTTCCGCCCGGAATTCAAAATCGTGATGGCAACGAACCATAAGCCGCGCATCCGCGGCACAGATACCGGCATCTGGCGGCGCATCCGGCTGGTGCCCTTTACGCAGGCCATCCCGGAGGAGAAGCAGGATAAACGCCTGCCGGAGAAGCTGCTGGCCGAGCTGCCGGGCATCCTGAACTGGGCGCTGGAGGGGTGCCGCCAGTGGGTGGAGGCGTCTAAAAGCAGCCGCAGCGGGCTGCCGGAATGTGAGGCTGTGCGCACGGCGACGCAGGAATACCGCACGGAGCAGGACAGGCTGACGGTGTTTCTGGACGACTGCACCTACCCCAGCGCCGGCCAGACGCTGCAGGCGGCCGTGTTCTACCGCATATACCGCGCTTGGGCGCAGGACAACGGCGAGAGGTTCCCTGTGAGCAGCCAGCGCTTCGGGCGGGAGATGAAAAAGCATTTCGCGGCCCGGGCAACGCGTGCCAACACAGAATATCTGGACATCGGCCTGACGCACAGCGGGCACAAATATCTCAACTGGACGCTGCAGCCCGCGCAAAACCGTCGCGAGCAGGCAAAAGGGCCGCTTTGGCAGCAGGAAAAGCTGCCGGAAAGCTGATGTGTGGTGGATTGTGGTGGTTTTCGGCCTTTTTGCAAAACTTTTCTCCTGAGCAGATTTTTTTCTTCTCATCTAGGGACTTTTTTATTTTCTGTAAAATCCACCACAATCCACCACAGAAAGGAGGAAAAGCAACAAGATGACCTACGAGAATAAAGTTGCCTGGTTACGACGGTACCGGCAGGCGCTGCGGGATGAGACTCGCCTTCGGGACCGTATCAAGGCGGTGCGCAGCCGGGCGGAATCCACCACACAAGCCTTGCGGCCGGTGGTCGGCGGCGACAGCCAGGACGGTACCAAGATCGAGCGGTGCGCCGAGCTGCTGGACCAGTACCATCACCAACTACAAGAGCAGCTGGTGGCGTCGGAGCAAATCCGTGTGGAGATCGAGGCCGCCATCCAGGCGCTGCCCAGTGCATTGCAGCGCGACGTACTGCAGGCGCGGTACATTGACGGCCTGCCGGTCTGGCGCACCGCAAACCGGCTCAACATTTCAGAGAGCTGGGTGCTGAAGGCACAGAAAAAAGCAGTTGAGAATTTGAAAATTGTACAGCTCAGTCCACCTTTTGAGGTGGTAAAATAGTATCATCAAAAGCCGTAAGGAACGGGAAACCGCCTTGCGGCTTTTATTATGCCGCCCGGCAGGAGGTGACGTCATTGGCCAGGCCGCTCAAGTACAAGACCGTCGAGGAGTTGCAGGCCGCCATTGACGCCTACTTCGAGGAATGCCAGGGCAAGCCACTGCTGGACGATTCCGGCGGCGGCGTCACCGACAAATATGGTGCCCCGATCATTGTCGGCGCGCACCCGCCCACCGTGACAGGACTGGCCCTGGCGCTGGGTTTTGCATCCCGGCAAGCCCTGCTGAATTATCAGGGCAAAAAAGCATTTAATGACACGATTACGCGCGCGAAGTCCCGGTGCGAGGAGTACGCCGAGAGCCGTCTGTACGACCGAGACGGCGCGCGCGGCGCGCAGTTCAGCCTGGAGCACAATTTCAAATGGTTGGACCAGGACAAGGACGGTGCCGGGGAGGTGCAGATCATTGACGACCTGTAAACTTTCCGAGTTGGTCTCCCCTGCTTTCTTCGATGTGCACCGCCAAATCAAAGCAGGCAAGGTGGAGGAACTGGTCTCAAAGGGCGGCCGCGGCTCGACCAAGTCTAGCTTTGTGAGCATCGAGTTAATCATGCTGTTACTGCGCCATCCGGATTGTCATGCCGTCGTACTGCGCCGGGTGAACAAGACGCTGCGCACCAGCGTTTATGCACAAGTGTGCTGGGCGATTGGAGCACTGGGGCTTTCGGCAAAGTTCAAATGCACCGTCAGCCCGATGGAATGCACCTACCTTCCGACCGGGCAAAAGATCTTTTTCTTTGGTCTGGACGACCCCGGTAAGCTCAAAAGCTTGAAAGCCCCGCACGGTTATATCGGCCTGCTGTGGTTTGAGGAGCTGGACCAGTTCGACGGCCCCGAGCAGGTGCGCAATGTGGAGCAGAGCTGCCTGCGCGGCGGGCCGTATTCGTTCACGTTCAAAAGCTTTAACCCGCCGCCTTCGGCGCGCAACTGGGCCAACCGCTACGCGCGGGAAGAACGCCCCGGCAAGCTGGTGCACCATTCAACCTACCAGACGACCTCGGCAGCCTGGCTGGGGCCGCGCTTTCTGGCCGATGCCGAGCACCTGCAAAAGACCAACCCGACCGCCTACCGCAACGAGTATGGCGGAGAGGTCGTGGGCAGCGGAACCGCCGTGTTTGAAAATCTGGTTTTGCAGCCCATCGAGGACGAGCGGCTGGCCAGCTTCGACCGGCGGTTGTACGGCGTGGACTGGGGCTGGTACCCGGACCCCTGGGCTTACAACGGCGTGCAGTATGACGCGGCCCGCGGCACCTTGTACGTTTTTGATGAGCTGACGCGGCTGCGCACTTCCAACCGCGACACCGCCGGGCTGTTACTGGACCGCGGCCTGGGCGCGGCCGATTGGCTGACCGCTGATTCTGCCGAACCCAAGAGCGTGCAGGACTACCGTGCCTATGGCCTCGGGTGTCGGGCGGCAAGGAAAGGCCCCGGCAGCGTTGAGGCAGGCATGAAGTGGCTGCAAAGTCTTGGGCGCATTGTTATCGATCCGGCACGCTGCCCGGACACTGCCCGGGAGTTCAGCGAATACGAATACGAGCGGGACCCGCGCACCGGGGAGGTGCTGCCCGGATACCCCGACCTGAACAACCACCACATTGACGCGGTGCGCTACGCCACCGAAGCGATCTGGAAGCGGAGAGGCGCATGAACATTCTTGACACACTGAGAGGGGCAATCATGAAATTGCTGAATCTGCGCGACGCCCGCGCCCTTGGCTGCGACATGACGCCGGCCATGGTTGACGCGGTGCGCCAGTGGGACGACCTGTTTTACCTGACGAACCAGCCGCAGCACAGCTTGAAGATGGCCGCCACCCTGACCAGCACCATGGCCACGCTGGCCACCAGCGAATTGACACTTTCCGCCGGGGCCGGTGCGCGTGCCGACTGGATGCAAGGCGAGATTGAAACAAACCTGCTGCCCAACCTGTTCGAGGCAGTACAGCTGGCGGGCGCGGGCGGCATGGCGGCTATTAAGCCGTATGTGGACGGCGACAGCATCTATGTGGAAATCATCCCGCGCAGCCGGATTTTCCCGCGGCACTGGGGCCCCAACCGACGGTTGGACGCGGGGTATTTTACCGACTTTGACAAGCTGGACGACGGGACCGCCGTTGTGCGGGTGGAAGCCTTTGCCATGCAGGCCGATGGCCTGCAGATCACCAACAATGCCTACCGGCTGAAAGAACACGGCTGGATGGGCGCTGAAATTCCTCTCTCTGACGTGCCCCGCTGGGCGGAGCTGCAGCCTGAGTTGCTGATCCGGGGCATAGACCGGCCTCACTTCGGGCTGCTGCGTATGCCGCTTGTCAATACGGTGGACGGCAGCGCCTATCCGGTCAGTCTGTACGCCAACGCACTGGACAGCATCCGGGAGCTGGACGCCACCTACTACGACTTCTTCTGGGAACGCAGCACCGGCAAGCGGCGCATGATCCTGGACCGTTCAGCCGCGATGAAAGACCCCGTCAGCGGCAAACCGGCCATCAGCTTCAAAGAGCTGGCCAGCGATTACTACATGACGCTGGACATGCCGGAAGAAAAGCCCTGGGACGACTATACCCCGAATTTCCGCTTTGCCGAGTACAAAACGGCGATGGAGACCCAGCTGCGCATGCTGGAGATGCAGGTCGGGTTCAGCCAGGGCACCTTTGCCATCGACCCCAAGACCGGCCGCGTGACCGCCACACAAATCATCAGCGACGACAAGACTACCTACAACACCATCAAGGCGATTCAAGACCGCGGCATAGCCACCGGCCTGCAAGACGTCTTGTACTGGTTCGACGCCTACGCCAGCTTGTACAGCCTGGCCCCGGCGGGCAGTTTTGAACCGGCGGTCAGCTTCGGCGACAGCATCTTTGAAGATACCGGCACCGAATTTGCCCGCCGCATGCAGATGGCCGACGCCAAATACCTGCGCCCCGAACTTCTGATCGCCTGGTACTTTGGCGTCAGCGAGGACAAGGCCCGCGAGATGATGCCCGCCGACACCGGCGACACGCTGACCTTTGCCGGCCTGCCGACGGGTAGCGTCTGATGCTAACCCCCGACTATCTCGACACGCTGCCCGACGCCGTCGTAGAGCTGTGGCAGCAGGTCGAAGACGACATCCTGCGGGACATCGCCCGACGCATCAGAAAGCTTGACGAGCTGGACCGGCTGACAGACACAGCCACCTGGCAAGCCTGGCGGCTGGAGCAGGTGCAGGCCTGCCACCAGGATGTCGTCCACCTGCTGGCCAAGTACAGCGGCAAGAGCAAGGAAGCCATCCGGCATGCCCTGCTGGACGCGGGGCTGGAAACGTTGGCCCGCGATGACGAACTATACCAGGCGCTGGGGTTTGCCCCCTCCGCCATCGACACCAACGAATCCCTCAATAACCTGCTGAATGCGGGCTACCGGCAGACCCTGGGCACCTGGCAGAACCTGACCGCCACCACGGCCCACACCGTGACCGGCGAGTTCGAACGCGCGCTGGACCGCGTCTGGCTGCAGGTATCGTCCGGCGCGTTCGACTACAAGACCGCGATTAAGCGAGCAGTCGACGGCCTGACCGGCCACATGGCCGGTGTCACCTACCCCAGCGGCCACCGCGACACGCTGGAGGTAGCTGTCCGCCGGGCGGTGCTGACAGGCGTCAACCAGACCTGCGCCCAATTGCAGCTGACCCGCGCCGAGGAGGTCGGCTGCGAGTTCGTCGAGGTCACCGCCCACGGGGGCGCCCGGCCCGAACATGCGGTCTGGCAGGGCAAGGTCTACCACATCGGCGGCGCCGTTGAACTGGACGGCGTATGGTATGAGGACTTCGAGACCGCCACCGGCTACGGCACCGGCCCGGGGCTGTGCGGCTGGAACTGCCGGCACAATTTCTACCCGTTCTTCCCGGGTGTGTCGGTGCGCAACTACACCGACGAACGCCTGGCCGAACTGAATGCCCGCGATGTGGAATACAACGGAAAACGGTACACCCGGTACGAGATCAGCCAGATGCAGCGCGCACTGGAACGGCAGGTGCGCAAACTCAAGCGTCGCTACCTGGCCGAGGACGCCGCCGGGGTGGACACCACCGCCGCTGCGGTCAAGCTGCGCGCCGCCCGTAAAGATTTGAACGACTTTGTGCGGGCCACCGGCGGCCGCAGCGACAGCGCCCGCACCAGCGTGTCCGAGTTTGGGCACAGCCAGGCCAGCAAGGCGACGGCGGTTGCCAAAAAGCAGGAAACTCTGTATAATGAGAAAAAGCGCGAAGCGCTTGCCGTTATACGTTCCAGCGACACCCCGAAAACGCTGAACATCGGGAACCAGCGCAAGCACATCCGAGAGGAAGGCCGCGACCTTGGAAACCGCAGCTTCCTGTACGGCACACTGGACGATGCGCAGCAGCTGGTAAACCAGTACAGCGGCACGGGAGAGCCCAAGCTGGACAGAAAAGGAAATTGGGTCCACAAGGAGCATGTGACTGTGGACCGCGTGATCGGTGAAGTGGTTGACCTTGATACAGGAGAAGCCACACCGACTCACCGTTTTGCGATCCATTACGGAAAACGCGGCACTCACATTGTACCGGCAAAGGAGGATGACCACAAATGACGCTGAAAGAGGCCCATGGTAAAAACGTCCGCATCACACTGAAAGATGGCTCTGTTTTTGAAGGTCGCGCCTACGACTACACCTCTGCGCTGGATAACGAGCCTGACCCGGAAAGCATCACGATCGACAGCATCGAGCTTTTTGCGCCCGAGATTGAAAAGATCGAACTGCTTTAATGAGGTTTTCTTATGGAAGATTTCCGCATCATCTACCGCGACCGTCCCGTGCGTGAACTGACCGACGATGAGAGAAAGGAGAACGCAGATATCTTATGAAGGCTTCCGCTTTAAGGAACTGGATCGACAGTCTGACACAGGACATTGATTTTTCGTACAACGGGAAAAGCGGTTCCATCTGCCCTATCAGCCGCACCGATATCAGCTTGTGCTATGACGGCTACGCGGTAGACGTGCAGTCGGTAGACGCAGCCATGAGCGTTCCCTTTATCAACGGAAAATCTTTGAATGACCTGTGTGAACAGTTGGACATTTAATCACAAAGCACGATGCATTGGCACCGTGCTTTTTTCGTGCCTGTTTGCCCTGCATGAGGGGTAACGGGCACTTTTTATACAAATTTTGCCCCGGCCGGGGCGTAACAAACAGGCCATCCCGTGGGAGCGACCCCGTAAAAAGCGTAGGGACAGAAAGGACCGATATGAAACGCGAGGACTTGAAGGAGTTCAACCTGAGCGACGAGCAGGTGCAGAAGATTATGGACCTGCACGGCGCCGACCTGGAACGCCAGAAGCAGACCATCACCACCCTGACCGCCGAGCGGGACTCCGCCCGGACCCAGCTGACCGACGCCAACAAAAAGCTGGAAGGCTACGACCCCGACTGGAAGCAGAAGGCCGCCGACGCCGAGCAGAAGGCCGCCGCCCAGGTCAGCGCCCTGAAGGCCGACTACGCCGCCGAGAACGCAGCCGCCGGGCTGAAATTTTCCAGCGCGTCGGCCAAAAAGGCGTTTCTGGCCGAGTTGAAGGGCAAGGGGCTGGCTTTGCAGGACGACGGCAAGCTGCTGGGCTTTGACGACTTTGTCAAAGAGTACAAGGGCGCCGATCCCGACGCCTTTGCCCCGGACAAGACCCCGCCTACCGTCACGGTACCCGGCCAGGGCCGCGCGCAGCCCAAGGCCGGCCAGGCTTACGTCGACGACAAGTACAAAAACAACCCCTTCTACCACCCGAAAGGAGAATGATGTATGGCAATCAAGTACAACGAACTGAATGTGGATGAAAAGTATTCCGGCATTTTGGAACCCAACCTCTACTACAACCCCGTGCTGGTGCCCGGCGTGACCTGCACCGACAAGTACGAGACCGGCCCCGCCGGCCAGATCTACGTTCACAAGCTCACCACCAGCGCCGTTACCCCCGGCAAGCCGGGCCGCGATTTTACCGACACCGCCGTGGCTGACACGCTGATCCCGATTCAGCTGAACAACAACTTCCAGCGCAGCTACAAGCTGTATGGCGTGCAGGCGGCTGCGGTCGGCTTTGCCGCGGGCGAGGAAGCACTGGCCACCGCCACCCAGGAATGCCGCGAAGGCTGGATGCAGTCTGGCCTTGCCTGCCTGGTGCAGGAGGGCACCGCCGCCACCCTGACCACCGCCATCACCGACGTGAAGGACGACATCGTCAAGACCCGCGCCGAAATCATCAAGGCAAAGGGCCGCGTCGACATGGTCATGTGCAGCCCGGACTTTTATGCCCAGGTGCTGCTGGCCGCTGGCAAAGAGTTCACCCCCACCCGAAACGACCGCATTGCCGACACCGGCAACGTGGGCACCTGGCTCGGCATGACTTTCATCGAGGCGAACGGCCTTGTGGGCAGCATCACCTACTACGACAGCACCGGCACCCTGAAGACGGTGGACTGCTCCACCGTGCAGTACGTCATGTACTACCACGAAGCGTTGAGCGTAATCACCAACTTCGAGGCCGCCCGCATCGTGGACAGCGAGAACTTCGTCGGTTCCAAGGCCCAGGTGGAGATGAACACCGGCTACAAGGTCACCAACAACGTGCTGACCCGCGTGCGCAAGGTGGCGGCCAGCGAGCCCGAGGACGAAGGTACCTGATCGGAGCATGAACCATGTACAGCACTTTTGAGCAATACAAAACGGACGGCGGCGCCCTGCCGGAAGACCAGTACAACGTCCTGGCTAAACAGGCGGCGTACATGATCGACGCCGCCACCATGGGCCGGGCGCGGGATGCGCCCAGCAGCATGGCCGCACCGCTTTCTGACTGCGAGTGTGCGCTGGTGGACGCCATGGCGGCCGGAGCCTTCGCCGCGGGGCAGACTGGCGGCGTGCAGAGCTTTAACAATGATGGCTACAGCGAGACCCGCACCACCTCCACCGAGAGCAAGGCCGCCCTGCGCGGCCTGCTGGCCCGTTACCTGACCCAGCCGGTCAACCTGCTGGCGGTCACGGGTTACGCCTGGGTATAAGGAGGTGCACAGATGCTTGGCTGTGACAAAACCGTGACACTCTATCACCGCACATACGACCCCGCCAGCCGCACAGATTTGTGGGACCGCACTGTGTACGCCGCCGCCATCTGGTACGGCGCTCAGGCTGCCACCGTCAGCGATAACGGGCTGCTGACCGCCGATGCTTACACGGTGCGCATTGCTACCAGCGACGCGATCGACGCCGCCCCCGGTGACGTGCTGGTGCTGGGCGAGGCCTCGGACACCGTGACCGGCAGTTCGGCCCTGACCGGCAAATATCACGGCCGCTGCTTTGTTGTAACCCATGTACAGGACAACCGTCGCGGCCCGCGCAGTGCCTGGCACTGGAAGATTAAGGGGAAGTAGATGGCAAACCGGACAAGAATCGAAACACCGCGAGGCAAACTGATCCAGATTCATTTCAAGAGCGGAAGCGTGTCTTGCCGCCTGACTTGGAATCCAGGATTTGGACCGCAGAGAACAGCGAAGTTCCAGAGCGTACAGTCCTATGTGGATTCTGAGGTGCTGCGCTACTGTGGCCCTTATGTTCCCTTCCGAACCGGTATGCTGATGCGTTCGGGCGAACTGGGCACGGTGATCGGCTCCGGCAAGGTGAGCTATATCGCCCCCTACGCGCGCCGGTTATATTACGGCACCCACTTCAACTTTGACCGCACGGGGCACCCCAATGCGGGGCCTCTGTGGCTGGAACGCATGAAAATCGACCACAGGAAAGATTTACTGCGCGGCGTAGCCGCAATTGTGGGAGGAAAGGCACATGGCGGATAAAAGCATTGCCGCGGCCCTGAAGGCTTATTTTCTGCGCTGCCCCCTGCTGGGCGACCACCCGCTGGGTGTGAACTGGCTGCCCGACCATGGCGTTGCCTTTTCCATCGACACCACACCCGCTTCTCAAATCCTGCGGCGCTACATGAGCGGCAGCAGCCTGCGGCAGTATCTATTTGTGCTGCGTAGTGTGCAGGATTACGGGCCGGACGATTTGCGGAACCTTGCAAACAGCGCCCTATATGAGGACCTGGCCGCGTGGATGGAAGCGCAGACCAAAGCGCGGGATTTTCCCGACCTGGGGCCTGGGCGCGACGTTCAGTTAATAGAGGCACAGAGCACAGGTTATCTGTTCACTGTGTCCCCCGATGCCGGCAGATACCAGATACAATGCCGGCTTGTCTATTTTGAGAAAGGAGCGAGAAGATGAAAGTATCTGAATTGATGGCCGGCGTAACACCCAGCGCGGAATTCGCCGGTGCTGTTACGGCCGCCGACATGGTGCTTGCCATTGACTTTTCCGGCGAGGCCGAGACGCCTGCCGACTATATTGTTGCCGATGAAGGCATCACGGAGCAGAGCGGCGCATTGGAGGCAGTGACGGCGGAAAGCACTTACCTGCGCAGCGGTACCTCAACCACGAAAACAGGCACCACGCGCACCTTTACCGTGACGGGCGACCGCCAGGCAGGCGACGCTTTTCAGGACGCACTGCTGGCGCACGCACTGAAATTCGGCACCGGGCAGAAGGTAATAAAACCTTATGTCTATTTCAATATGCTGACAGGAAAAGGTGAACAGGGCCTTATCAGCATTGCGGTAGAGGACGACAGCAGCGGCGCAGCCGGTGAGAACGCCGGGTGGAGCGCCACAATGACCTCGCGCGGCACCCCCACAGAATATACCTACAGCGCCACTTGACGGCGAGGCCCTGCCGTGCACGGCGGGGCCTTTTTCTATGACGGGCGAACAGGAGGATAACATGATAACTGTACTTGGACATGAGATAGATTTTGACGTGACCGCCCCCGCCGACCTGGACAGGTATCTGGAGGCCATGCGCGAGATGGAGCAGCGTGCATCCGGCATGCCCGCCATGCCGGAGCAAGCGAGCCTTGGCACTGCAGACGGAATACGAGCTTACACAGAGTACCTGCGCGGGCAGTGCATGCTGTTGACGGACTTCATTGATGCGGCCTTTGGCGAGGGCACCTGCAATAAGCTGCTGGGGGCTAAAACGAGCCTGGACAAGCTGATGGATATGGTGGCGGCGCTGCGCGAGGCCGTGACGGAGCAGGGCGAGCAGGCCGGGGAAAAGCTGGAGGCCTACGCGCCGAACCGTGCCACGCGCAGGAAAAATAAATGAGCTGCCTGCTGCTGGAAAATGGGCTGCCCAACACCATAGACGGCGTGCCCATTTACCCGGATTTCCGCAATATGATTCGGTTTGAGCAGATACTGGACGACAGCAGCCTGAGTGATGTGGAAAAAACGTTGCTTGGTGTACGGCAATTGTTTGAGGAATTGCCGGAGGGCGGGATAGCCCGCGCAACGGAACGTCTGCAATGGTTTTACCGCCGCGGCCAAGAAGTGCAGCGAACTGAAAAGAAGCTGGGAAACGGCGTGCAGGCCTATGACTTAGACACGGATGCGGGCTGCATCTACGCGGGTTTCCTGCAAGCGTACCATATTGATTTGACAGACATCCCCTTCCTGCACTGGTGGGCCTTTCTAGCTCTGCTGGAAAACCTGCCGGAGGACACTGCAATGGCCCAGCGGATGCAGCTGCGCACGATGGATTTGCGCGAGATAAAGGACACGAAAATGCACGAGCATTACAAGAAGATGCAAAAACAGGTTGCTTTGCCGGAAAAAACTGCGGCGCGCGGCAAGCTGGTGGAGAGCATGGCGGAGCGAGTGAAACGGCGCCACGCCGAGGCAAGGCGAGAGCTTGAAAGGAGGCGGCAGGATGGCGTATGACGGTTCGGTAACCTTTGACACAGAGTTTGATGCCTCCGGGTTTGCCGCGGGGCTGGCCGATATCAACAGAAGCATGGACAAGGTGGCTGCCGGCGCTGGGAAAGCCGCCGCAGGTGTTGAACAGCTGCCTGCAGCCATGGACAAAACCGGCGCCAGCACCAGCCGCCTGACGGACATTGTAAAGGGCAGCGGTGTATTCAAGCTGATTGAAAAAGGGGTAAACGCGGTAGTAGCTTCCCTGGATTCCGCAATAGACCGGTATGACACGATGAACCGCTTTCCCATGATGCTGCAGCAGATGGGCTACGGCGCAGACGATGCGAATGCGGCGGTGCAGCGCCTTTCCGACGGCGTGCAGGGGCTGCCGACCACGCTGGACAGCGTGGTGAGCACGGCCCAGCGGCTGACGGTGCTGACCGGAAACCTTGACCAGTCGGTAGACACGACGCTGGCCCTGAACAATGCCTTTCTGGCCAGCGGTGCCGGCGCAGACGGCGCTGCGCGCGGCCTGGAACAATACATCCAGATGCTTTCACGCGGCGAAGTGGATATGGAGAGCTGGCGCACCTTACAGGAAACCATGGGGCTTGCGCTGAACCGCACGGCAGAAGCCTTTGGCTTTGCAGGAGAAAGCGCGCAGAGTGATTTGTATGCCGCGCTGCAATCGGGCGAGATAACTTTCAGCCAGTTCAATGCGAAACTGCTTGAATTGAATAACGGAGTAGGCGGATTTGCCGACATGGCAAAAACCTCCAGTACAGGCATCAAGACAGCCTGGACTAATCTTTCCACCGCCGTTGTGCGCGGCGCGGCCTCCATCATCGAAAGCGTTGATGATGGCCTTTCCGAGACAAAGTTCAAAAGTATTCAAAACGTCATAGAGTCTGTGGGAAAGGGTATTGAAACTGCGATGAAGGCTACGGCCCCAGCCATTAAGCTGGTAGCCTCCAATTTGGATGTGCTGCTGCCGCTGGCCGCGGCCTTGACAGCTGCTTATACGGCCAATACTGCGGCCGCGGCTTTGAATAAGGCGATGCACGGCGGGCTTGGAAAGGCACTGGGGACAGTATCCATCTTGTATGGCGTGCTGACCACACAGGGGGGCGCACTTGTTGTTGTGCAGGGGCTGCTGACAGCGGCGACTTCGGCTTTAAGTGTAGCGTTCAACACGCTGCTGGGCCCGGTGGGGCTTGTGGTGCTGGCCATCACCGCCCTAGTGGCGGGCGCTGTTGCCCTGATAAAGTGGATTACCGCAGATTCCGAGGCCTACCAAGAGCAGACAGCCGCACTGGATGAACTGGCCGAGGCACAACAGCAGGTGGCAGAGCAGGAGGAAAACAACGCCAAGACCGCTGAAGAGAACATCAAATCAATACGTGCCAGTGCGGACGCAGCGCAAAGCCTGACCTCAGAACTGGATGAACTGGCGCGGGAAGAAAACAAGACGGCAAGCCAAAAACAGCGCATGGCGGCTTTGGTGGAGGAACTGAACGAAAAGTATGCCGACCTGTGTTTGACTTATGATGAAGAAAATGACCGTCTCAACATGAACACCCAGCAGCTACAGGAGTATATTGACGCGCAGAAAACCATGGAGGAAGCTGCCGCGCTGCAGGAGAGGTACAACCAGCTGCTGGAGGAGGAAAGCCTGCTGCGGCAGAACCAGGCAGACCTGGACGCGCAGGAACAGGAGCTTGCCGACCAACTGGAACAGAAGCTTATCACCACCGGGGAGTACAACGAACTGCTAGAACAACTGAATACAACCCGTGCGGAAGGCCTTGCCCAAGAGGAAGAGATAGCGGCCCGCAGGGCAGAACTGGATACGCAGATGGCCGCCCTCGATACTGCCACCGCCCAGACCATTATTGACAATACAGCGGCGCAGCAGGAAGCCGCGCAGGCGGCCGCCGATGCAGAGGAAGAGGAAATGCAGCGGCGCACAGATGCCCTGGCGGCCTACACCGAGGCAGCCACCGACATGTTTGACCGCATTGACACAGAGAGTGAGCTAAGTGTCGATGACATGATAGCCAACCTGGAGCATAACCAGGCAGCCGTGGCCCAGTGGGCGGATAACCTTGTGCTATTGGGTGAGCGCGGGCTGGACCAGGGCCTGCTGCAGCAGCTTCGGGACGCCGGGCCGGAGGCCGCGGGCACCGTTGCCGCGCTGGCCAGCGCCACAGATGAGCAGCTGGCCCATCTGAGCGAGGCGTTTGCCAATGCCGGCGAGGTATCTGGGCAGGCCATCGTGTCCGCGTTTAGCCTGCCAGAGGTGACGGAAGCCGGCACAAATCTGGTGGATAATATCGCCGCCGGCGTGGACGCCAACCAGAACCTGGACGAGGCCACAGCTGCCCTTATCAAGGACGCGAAGAATACTGCGCAAAAATCCGTGAACGCCAACCAATTTCGAAGTATAGGCGAACAGATTATTGCCAATATCACCGCTGGCGTAACCGGGACAGCCTACAGGCTTGCCGAGGCAGCGCGGGCAGCAGTGCAGAATGCACTAAGCGCGGCATCGAGTGCAGCGGCAGGCGCGGCGGCCTCCATGCCCCAAGGTAGGATGGCGCCACAGAACAGGGCTATGCCTCAAAGCAGAGCAATGTCTGCCGCGTTGAGCGCCGCCGCAGAGATGGCTGTCTTGCGCAAACAGGCATCGCCCATAGCACTTACCACTGCTTCTTCTGACACTATTTCCCCTACCGATACTGCTGCTTCTCCCCCGCTGGCTAATGCCAGGCTGAGCCCGGCACAGCTTGTGACCTCCATGCGCAATAGTGTGGCCAGCTTGCGCAGCAGTATAGCCGGACAACTGAAGGCAGCCAGCGCCGCCGCTTGGGCCAGGCCTGTGGCTGCCGCCGCTGCGGGGAACACCTACAACAGCACACAGAATATCTATTTTGAAGAGCCGATGCAGGCGCCGGACGAGATAGCCCGCGCGCTACGCATTGAGCAGACATATGGATTGGCAGGTGACCGCAATGGATGAGGCAGTGGTGGCCCGCTTTGTGCGGGACGATGGCGCCGAACTGATTGCAGATGAAACAGATTGGGGGCTCACCAAAATAGAGGGCGCTGACGCGCCTAAGCTGCAGGTTTTTACAGAGGATAATGCGGTGGGCGATGGCAGCACCGTCACGGGAAAAAAGGTGTCGGAGCGCGACCTGCAGATAGAGGCGGAGGTGATGGACGCCGCTCAAAACGATGCCCTGCGCTGGCGCGCCACGGAGTTTTTTAATCCCAAACGCACCTATAAGGTTTACCTGACCTATATGGGGCGTACGCGCTGGATAGAGGGAGAGCTGTCGGCCTTTAAGGCACCCACAGGGTACATTCACGACAAGCAGAGTTTCTCGGCCTATTTTCTCTGCGCCAACCCTTACTGGCAGAGCGTGGATGATTTTGGTCAGGATATCGCCTCCGAGACGGCGCGCTGGGGGTTCCCGTATATGGACAATCCCGATTACGGCGTGCTGGTGTCGTATTACAACTACGACCGCAAGGTGGTTTTCCAGTATCCGGGCGATGTTCCTGCATACCCCAGCGCTATCCTGCAGGCAGAGGGCCAGGTGACAAACCCCAAGCTCATCAAAGACGACGCCTATATCCGCATCCTGGACACCATGGAGGCGGGCGACGTGATAGAGATTATGTTTTTCCCGTATGTCCGCGTGCGCAAAAATGGCGAAAACATCCTCAACAAGGTGGACCGCACCAGCAATTTTGCAGGCATGCAGATGCAGCCGGGCATCAATACCGTGAGCTATGCGGCAGACTTTGGCGACAACAGCCTGCACGTCATTTTACGGTATAACAACCAATATCTGGGGGTGTAATTATGCAGCTATTGGGGCTTGATAAGGACTTCCAGCCGGTGGGCTACCTGCAGTATTTTAATCTGCAGTGGACGCGCGAGTATTACGATATAGGGCAATTTTCGGTCAAAGTGGACCCCGCAAGCTACTCCCCCGATATGGCATATGTGTATACGCCGGAGCGCCCGGAAGCAGGCATCATCCAAAAGGTAGAGATGCAAGAGACCGTAAAGGGGCGGGCCGTCCAGATATCGGGCTATTTTCTGGAGGCTCTGCTCAATGACAAGGTGGTATGGCCCACCTACTATGCTACCGGGGATATCCCTGCCGCGGTGACTGCCATGCTGCAGCAGTACAAGGACGACATCCCGCTGCTGGAGGTGGCGGACTGGCCCGCGGCCGCCGCAGTCGACGGCACAACATGGCAGGAGACGGGCGGCAAGCTGGCGGATGTGGCGTACACCCGCCTGCAGACCGTGCAGATGAGCCTGCGCTGCCGCTATGACTATCTGGCAAACAAGATAACCGCCGAGGTGTGGCAGGGCTTGGACCGCACGCAGAGCCAGGATGTCAACCCCTTTGTGACATTCTCGGACGGCTTCCGAAATTTGGCGGAGGTAAGGGCCAGTCTGGACAGCAGCAACTACCGCAATTATGCCATCATTGCCGGGCAGGACCAAGTGGAAAACCGCAAGGTGGCGTATGCCGACCTTTCGGGCGGCGGGTACAAGCGCATCTTATATGTGGACGCCCGCAGTGACCGCTGGGACCCGGAGGAGCAAACAGAAACGGAATATCTGGAGGGCCTGCGCCAGAAGGGGCTGGACAAGCTGCTGGATTACCAGATTATCCAAAACGTCGAGATAGAGGCCAGTAACACAGGGTTTGCGTACCTGACCGACTGGGATTTAGGCGACCTTGTTGACGTGGTAATCCCGGAGCTGGGGCTGGCCATGGAGGCGCGCATCATCACGGTGCGCGAGGTGCGCAAGAAAAACAATCTGACAATAAGCATAGAGCTGGGCGACAAGATGCTTACCCAACTCCAGAAAGCGAGGCTGATTTACTGATGCAAAGCTATCCATTTACAAGCAGAGTAACTTATGACGGCCAGGGCCTGCCGCAGTATGACCGCGCTGTGGACAGTGCCTTTTTGCGCAAGGTATTTGCGCAGTATTTTTCAGACGGGGTATTTTATAACCCAACGGACGCCCTGCAGGTAGTGGCAGGCACCGGGATGCAGGTGCTTGTCAAGCCCGGCGTGTGCCATATACAGGGAGCTATGGGGATTGAGACGGCAGAGCGGGAGTTCCCGGTGCCAGCAGCCGAGGCGCAGCCGCGCATTGATACGGTTGTGGCCCGGCTGGACCTGTCGCTGGAGCACCGCAGCATCGACCTGTATTATGTCAAAGGCACGGCGACGGCCGAGCCGCAGGCCCCTGCCTTGACGCGTAACACTACTGTATGGGAGCTAGGGACGGCTAACATCCGAGTGGAGTCGGGCACGGACACTGTGACCGATGAAATCATTGCAGATACGCGCTTGGACACCGAGCGCTGCGGACCCGTGGCACAGACAATAGGTGAACTGGATACAGAACCCTACTTCCGGCAGCTTGAAGCAGCGATTCAATCGCATAATACGGCGGCCCAGCAGCAAATTTTGCTTTTACAGCAGGCCATTGATGGCATCGAGCAAGGCAGCGAGGTAATGCTGCGCGCGGTATACGACAAGGACGCTGACGGCGTGGTGGATGAGGCTGCAGCGGTGCAGGCGTACACGCCGCCCGCGCCCACGGAAGAGGCCGAAGAGGACGGCACAGAGGACCCGGCCAGCGAGGCGTTCGGCGGCCCTGTGCGCCTTTCGGTGGACAAGGCCACAGGCGCCGTAAAGCTGCACGCGGTGAAGCAGGGCTACAGCGAAGAGGGCGCACCAGTGGGCGCAGAAAGCATCGAGGAAGTGCCTGTGGCGAATGCCGCCAAGCTGGGCGGCAAGGAAGAATCGGCCCTTTCGGTGGAGAACTCGGCTAAGCTGGGCGGCAAAACGCTGACTGTATCTGTTTCAGGCACGACTGGAACTATCACATTCAAATAAGGGGGAAAAGAAAATGCAAAAGCTTATCTGCGGGAATGGAAACACATATGAGGTGCACGACGAGACCGTCTGCTGCCCTTCGGGAAGCGCGAATGTGCGGAATTACTTTGAAATCTACATGCCGGAAAAGACAATGACCTTCAACCAGTTCGAGGCGCTTTGCAAAAACGAAGAGGCTATGGACACGCTGCGTCTTCAGGACATGGAGGGCGATGAGATACTGGCCCTTTCGCACTACACTGTGCCCGCCGAAATTGCCAAAAAGCGCGTTGCGCTGTACAACAACCAGACGGGCAGGCCCGCGGAAGAGGTGCGCCTGTATGCCAGAATGGAGCAGCTTACCTATACCGAACAGAAGCTGGCCGAACTGGGGCTGATGTGAGATGGCGCTGGAATTGAACGGCACAAGCATCCCGGCCACAGGAAACTTGAATTTGAATGGCACCTCACTGACTGTACTCAATCTGAATGCGACGGAGGTATGGAGAAAGGTGACGGACGTGAACGTGCTCAAGGCGGGCGCCTATACGGTATCGGGGAAAAATGGCGGCTCATATGCCAATACGTCCCAAATGTCCGCAAATTCCAACGGCGGAAAAACCGATGTGTATAACCATGCTATCTGCATCAAGGTATCGACAGGCGACCATACAAAGCTGCAGCTCGCCGGCAGCATGAAGCGCGCGCAGTATGCCATGTCCCGTGTGCGCGTGGGGAAATCTGACCCCCAGCTGTACAACAACCTGTACGGCGGAGAAGGTGAAGGCCCCGGCGATGAATATCTGGAATATCACTCCGGCTGGAATGGGAACCGCTGGATAGAGAGCCTCTCATTTTCACGGACGGTGACAGTGCCGAAAAACTCGACCATCTACATCTCGCTGCAGGGCACGAACACGACAAACGACTGGGCCAACTGGGGCACGGCAGAGCCGGTGCTGACAAGCATCATACTGAAACCGTAAGGAAAGAGAGAACTGTGAAAAATACCGGAAGGGGGCACTGCAAATGGCCCTTGTGATAAACGGCACAAGTATTCCCACAAGCGGGAAGGTGGTGTGCAACGGCACTTCGCTGAAACAACTGAATATCGGCGGCACGAAGGTGTGGAACAGCGGCATAGACCTGATAGCTGCTAACAACTGGACAAAAACTTCCTCGCAGGATGGCTTCTGGGGCAGTTCCACTTCACAGCTATGGCTGCGCGCCCAATGGCGTACAGACTGGTGGAACTGGATTATCGTGCGCAGCGCGGCGCTGAACCTTACCGGTTATACGCAAATTACTCTGCAATGGGACAACAACGGCGTAAGCGGCCCGAACTGGATAGGCTTTGGCGGGTTTTCTACGAATGCGAATCTGACGCAGGATGACTGGATTACCACACACATGAGCGCCGTATTGGACACAACGCAGGATGGCGCATCCGGCACAAAAACATTTTCTATTCCCAGTCAGTTTAGAAAGAACGGTGTGTATTTTTACGCCGAGCGCCACTTCTACAAAGCAAACGGTACAAACGAATATCTGAGGTTTTATAAAATTCTGATTTCATAAGGAGGTACAAATAAATGGCACAAGATGAAAAGTACGTCAATGCAGACGCAGACGCAGGCCCCGGCGCTGACATACCGGAGGATGCACGAGAGGAGGCTGCGCAGATATGATAGGCTCTAACCTTGTAACAAAGCGCATGCAGGCGTATGCGGGCAACTACACCAAGGGCCGCAGCCGCTACGGCAAAATTACAGAGATTACCGTGCACCATTGCGCGGGTATCATGAGCATTGATGACCTGGGCCGCCTGTGGCAACGTGTGGGGCGCGAGGGCAGCAGCCATTATGGCGTAAGCGGCACCCAGATAGGCCAGTATGTGAGCGAGGATGATATAGCCTGGACAAATAGCCACTGGGCGTCCAACTGCCGGGCTGTAACCATTGAGACAAGCAACAGCGGCGGCGCGCCGAACTGGCCGGTGGCTGATGATACGCTGCAAACCCTCATCAAGCTGGTGGCAGACATTGCACGGCGCAACGGCCTGCACCCTCTTGTGCTGGGCAAGACACTGACATGGCACAGCATGTACTCGGCCACAGCCTGCCCCGGCCCTTACCTCAAAGGCAAGCTGCAATATATTGCGGATGAGGCCAACAGGCTCAATGATGTCACGTTTGACGCTGTAACGCCCGGCCGCAGCTGCATTGTGGCTGTCACCGGGGCTGACGGCGGCAACCTCACGGGCGGCGACATCAGCTATTATCTCAGTCAGTGGGTGCGGGACAGCGGGCTTGACCCCAACACCGCGATTGTAGTGCGTGACGGTCTGGTGACAGTAGGACCCATCAGCAACGGCGACCAAATATTGCTCAAAAAATACAGCTATGAGCAGGGTTTGGACTGGCAGTTCGCAGAGTACATAGAGACGCCGGAGGAACCTGCAAAACCGGACAAGCCCGCGACAAATGAGCTGGAGACATTGCGCGCAGAGTTGGAGGCGAGCAAGGCCGAGGCAAAGGCGCTGCGCAACAGCCTTGCCAGCATGACAGCAGAGCGCGACACAGCGTTGCAACAGGCCCAGGAGGCCGGGGAAAAGACCGAAGCTGCAACAGAACGTGCAGAGCATGCAGAAGCCAAAATAAAGGCCGCACAGGCGGCGCTGGAGGGCTGACAGGTGGAACTTTTGCAAGACATCATTACGGCGGTGCTGCCCTTGGTGGCGGCCTTTGCGGGGTGGGCGGCGGGGCGGTTAAAAAGCAACGCAAAAAAAGACAAAGCTATGGAGCAGGGCCTGAAGATGCTTCTGCGCGCCAAAGTGATAGACTTAGGCTTACACTACATTGAAACGGGCGAAATACCACCCTATGGGATGGAAACTCTGAAAGGCTGCTATCATGCGTATGAGGCGCTGGGCGATGGCGACCACTCTGTGGGTGACATTGTGCGGCGCTGTGAACAGCTTGAGATTCGCAACGGATAAAGGAGGATTTATATGGACGTATCTATTTTCGGGCTTGCCACTGTGGTGGCCATCACGGTACTGTGCTATCTGGTGGGCATCGTCGTGAAGGCAACGCCGTTTGACAATAACAAGTACATTCCCATTGCCTGCGGCTTTGCAGGCCTTCTGTTGGGCCTTGCGGCCCTATATTTGGGCATGCCAGAGTTTCCGGCCACAGACCCCATCACGGCGGCGGCTGTGGGTGTAGCGTCCGGCCTTGCCGCTACGGGTATTGACCAGGCAGTAAAGCAGTTGAAGAAATAATACAGGCCCCGGCATTTGCCGGGGCCTACTGGTT